GTAATGGACAACCGGAACAACCCGGTGCAATACGACAAGATCAGCGCCAGAGCGTTAACCGACGCACACCGTCGCGCCTTATGCGCCTGTGCAGCTTTCAGCCTGTCACTTGGCTACGAATTGTGGGCTAAAGAGGAAGTTGCCGAGGCTGGATCAACCACCACTGAAACCGTTGTTATTGAAGTACCTGAAGCAAAGGCAAAGCCTGCCGTCAAAAAGCAAGCCGCACCACCTGCTGACATGGTTGCTCCCATTGACGAAGGCGAATACGAAATCGTCATTCGGTCATTGACTGACCTGCATAGCAAGGCACCTGAAAAGATTAAAGAACTGTCAGCCGCATTCCGTAAGGAGTACAAACTACCAGGCGATGCCTCCTTGTCTAAACAGATCAAAACCCAAGCACACGTCCAGTTTATCAATGCGTTTCTAGCCAGCTAACCGCTGACAGATCGCAAAACCAACCGCTACACAACCATGCTTCAAATCACCGCCGTAGGCAATCTGGCTTCAGATCCTCGCACCGCCACCGTTGGCGAAAACGAGGTTGCCAACTTCACAATCCTTTGCAACAAAAAAATCAAAGGCGAAGATGTGACCACCGCTGTTGACTGCTCCGTATGGGGCAAACGCGCAGCAGTGGCCGCCAACTACCTATTCAAAGGTTCACAGGTCACCGTGTCTGGCGAAGGCCATGTCGAGGTGTACGAACGGAACAACGGATCCTCTGGATCCAAGATTGTTTTGCGCGTCAGCGACTTTGCCTTGCCTCCTAAGAGTGGTCAGACGGACACTCCGTTTTAGGAGTTTTCATCAACTGCACTTCAAGTCTTGCGATTTCATTGACTGCTGCTTGTAGGTACTCCTGCTGTAGATAGGTCTGACGTAACAGCATGGCTGCCAATTTGCCGACATCCTTGGTTTTTTCAAGCTGTCGGCACTTGGCTTCCAGATCAAATGACTTCTCGGCTGGGATTGAGACTTGCATCCACTGGCCAAAGTTCACGGCGATACAGGTGCTAAGAACCCGATGCTACCGGCATTGTGAACTTACGTCACCGGCATTGCCAAACAGTGTACTGGGATGTATGATTGATGCACGGGGCACAACCCCGCCAATCAAATCAAATCACATGCCACACCTTGACGATGACACGCTAGACGCCATCAACGCGTTAGCAGAGGCATTGGTACAGCACCCAGAGGACGTTGCACCGCTGATGCTGTACGGCCACTTGCCAGAGCATTTAATGGACATTATCGAAGACTACTTTTCCGAAGAGGAAGACGAAGCCTGAAACCGGTCCCCTCGGGGACCTTACCACCACAACAAATGATCATCAGCCAAATGGAACTAGACCAGCAACTTCCTACTGAGTTGCCAGCCAAGATTCACTACGTCTGCAAATCAAAAACCAAGGCTGGCAATCTACAAGCCAAATGCTCGTATTTGTTTAACAACCGCGAGTATCCAGGCATTGTTTTTGCACCAGACAACGAAGACTGGTTTGAAGATTTAGCTCCTGGAACTGTCATCAAGACCAAACGCGTCGAACCCGGCAAGCATCCTGATTTTCCAGGTGACTTAAAAGGCGATGCGTTGCGTCTTGCGCAACAGGAGGCATTAACGCCAGCATCGTTAAATCCATTGGCAACATTGCCAGAACTGTTGCGGCAAGCGGCTGATTTGATCGAACAACTCACTGGTCAGGTTGCACAAATTAACCATCCAGAACCATCAAAGCCTGATCTCAAGTACAGAACCCAGCAAGACTGGGCAAATGTCATTGAATTAATTTTGATGACAGTGCCAATGTTTCATAAAGCATTTTCAACCATCATGTTGAATGCTTACATTGAATCCACGTTTAATGACTTCTGGCCAGGCGATACCGTACGTCTTAAAAAAGGCCCACGCTGGAAAGACTTGACCAGTAAGGCACTTATTGTGCTGATCAATTATGGCGCCGTTCAACGTGTCAAAGGCACGTCTCGACATTACGAACTTTCCGAATCAACTCGCTCTAAAATCACCACAAACAAATGACTTCTATCCCAATCAAAGACTGCTACAGCATTAAAAGTGTTCCTGCTGTATCGATCAAGCAGGAAACCTACCTGATGACCTCAGATCGCCTAGGCAAACGCAAAGAGCGCAAGTTATGGCGTTTCTACAACGGCCAGACAGCCTACGTTCGCAAATGGCCGCAAGGTGCCACCGTAATCGTTGTCAACCGCATTCCTGACCTGGGTTGGCCGCATTACACGGTCATGGACATGTACGGCAAGTCTTGGATCATTTGCCAGACAGACTTATCAAGCACGACCATTGAAACCAAGAACCTATGACACGGTTTTACTTTTGCATAAAAAATGCAAATGTTTATGAGTGCATCATGGCTGACACCTTTATGGAAGCCAAGAAAGCAGCGTTTGCCGACTGGTCCCAATACTGGAACCAAATCGAATGGCTATCACCCATCACCCACAAAGAAGTCCGCATCCAATGAACATCAACGAATGGAATCCATGCCTCTCATGGATTGACGACGACATCCGCGTAAAGCGTGGTGAAGGCATTTCTAGACCAGTTGCCAATGCACGTACCAAGCCGTTTACCTTGATCGTCTACCAACCGCACCTGCGGCCAATGACGGTCACCATGAAGGCCGAAACCAAACAGCACGCAATCAAGTACGCCAAGGCCCGCTGGCCAGGTGCTGAAGTTGAGACCAAATGAACGACATCCTCAAGCGTTTAGAAGCATTGATTACCGATGCTGGCTTGTTCAAGGCTGGTCGCGAGCATGAACGCGAACACCTCAAAGCCTTGATCCAAGTCCGCATGGATCAACTGCACCACAATTCGATAGCCTGGCAAGAATGCCGCAACCTTTACAACATCATTAAATGAAGCAGTCTCAGCTTGATAACCGCCGTCACGAAACCATGGAGGCGCTGTATGAACGCAGTGGCCGTACCTGTGGCACCTACACGGGCCTGTGGCAGGAATATGCGGCCGATATTGCCGCCAACTTCCGGGATACCGATTCTGAGGATCTTTATGACGCGGTATGCCTTGCTATGGGTGAAACCAAGTCAGTGCTGATCGAAAAGCACGCACAGCAAGCCATTGAGGTTTGCCGCCGTTATCTCTTGGGCAAATGGTTGTAAAACCAGTATCGAGGCGTCGGCGCAATCTATCCGTACAAATCCGTGTCACCGAAGAGGAAGTTGCCGCTGCCAGAGATCTTGGCAATGGCAACGCCTCACACGGTTATCGAATGGCCTTGCGCATTGCCACTGGTCGTAAATCAAAACCCATCCCATTGAGTACACTGCTGCGAGCAGCTGCTGAAATGGCCGCTGAACTTGAAGAATCACCTAAGCGTGGAGCACCTCGCAATCAACATGAATGAACCTTTCTTTAAGTCTTACTTGCTTGGACGCAATTTCTTGCTAGATGAAATTAAGGATCTCAGCGATGCTGAGCTAAACACCTTGAACATTGAAACCATGGCTGCGCTTGAAGAAGCGCGATATCAGTACGCACGGGTGGAGGACAAAACCACCGTTGATGCTGGTCCGGTGTTTGCCCGCATGAAAATTGCAGGCTATTTCCAGGCTGCTATCAAACTTGAACTGGCCACCGATGACTGATCTGGTCAACCATCCACCGCACTACACAGCAGGTGCTGTGGAGGCCATTGACGTAATTGAAGGTGCGGTGCAAGCAGGACCATCACCAATGACTGGATACCTGCAAGGCCAGGTGCTGAAGTATGTTCTTCGCATGTGGCTCAAAGGCAATCCACTTCAGGATGCGCAAAAAGCACAGTGGTACCTCAACCGTTTAATCAATCAACTCCAATGAAATTACAACGCCGCAACTCAATTTTGAACGAGGACAACGTGCGCTATATACGCCAGCTCAGGCAGCAAGGCATTAGCGCCCAGACCATTGCACAGAAATTTGGCATCCATCGGAATCAGGTCATGCGTATCGTTAGCAAGCAGCAGTGGTCTGAGGTTGAATGATGTGGCGCACTAGCAGCAAGATCATGGGAACTCCATTTCTGAATTGGCTTGAAAACTGCGCTGTGCGTTTTCTGCTGTCAAGTCCACGAGTGGGGTTCATTGCAATCAAGCACTATGGCCACGATCATTTGTATGTTGTTCAAGATGCTACAGATCCACAGGTAGCCACGGTCATGGAAAAATTTGCTGAACCAGTAGAACCACTATCGATGCAACTTGAGCGGTTGTATCACGAGCCTGCATATGGCGAAAATGAATGATTGTTCTATACAGCGGCAGGATTGTTATTGAACGGTTAAGCCTGTCTCAAAACTGGCGTGCAAAATATCGTATCCCAGGCATTGAACCGCTGATCATTGATCTGTATACACCAGATGTACGGGAAGCCTATATCCGTGCTCAATATCACTATATGTCTTTACGTCAAAACCAACCAATTGAAGAAATCGAAGCTCAGTTTCATGAAAAAGCAAAGTGCTGGTCGTGTATACATTGGCTACCCCGAAACGATGAATGCAGCTTTGGGTTCCCTGAGGCGCGGCAGAATAAGGGACGGTTTGCCGCTCGATGCGAGCTATACGACGATGGAAAGGAAGGTACTGGATCGGATGGATCGCGGCAATGGCCGCTGGATTGAACTGCTAGAGCATGGTTTTGGTGAGGAGCCTTTGTACCGTGCCTGCGGCCAGAACGGTGCTATCTGCCGGTACACCAACGACCTGTGGCAAGCCGAAATCTATGTGCAGTACTACTGAGTAGTACCAAGCCAGGAGTCAATAGATTCCTCGCGGGTCAGGTTGTAAAACTCCTGGGCGCGGAACCAATCACGCCAATCACGATGACCTTTGCTGCCATTGCAGGTGATGCAAGCACCGCAGAGGTTTTCAGGTACGGTTAACCCACCAAGCACCTTGGGGATGATGTGGTCCAGCGTGGCGCTAC